GCCATGCTTAAGGCTCAAAATAACTACGAGAAAACAAAAGACCCTAAATACCTATCTGAGATTGCTACATTAAACTCAAAGCAGATGGCTGCTAAGATTTTAATGAACTCACTGTACGGTGCAATGGGTAATATCTTTTTTAGGTATTATGATATTAGAGTTGCTGAAGGTATTACAATGACCGGTCAATTAATTATCAGATCGGTTGCAAAAAAACTTAACCAATATATTAACGAAAGGTGTAAAACCGATGGAATCGATTATAGTTTTTATTCTGATACTGACTCTACCTACATTACCCTTGGTAGTGTTGTGGATAATGAATGCAAGGGTAAATCAAAACCTGAAATTGTGGGATTCCTTGACAACCTATGTTCCAAGAACATCGAGCCAACAATCAACACAGCCTGCGAAGACCTTGGCAAATATCTCAACGTCTACTCCCCGAAAATCAAATTCAAAAGGGAAGTCATCGCCGACAGGGGCATCTGGATTGCGAAGAAAAGGTACGCGTTAAACGTACATAACGCCGAAGGTGTAGCATATGATCCTCCCAAGCTTAAAGTACTTGGTATGGAGATTGTTCGGTCATCTACTCCGGCTCCTGTTCGTAAAGCTCTTAAAAAGGCTGTTTCTATTGCTCTTACAAAAGATGAAGAGACGATAAAGCAGTATGTAAGTGATCTTGAACAAAAGTGGAATAAATTAAAGCCGGAAGATATTGCGTTCCCTAGAAGCGTAAACGGTGTTAAAGAGTACAGTGATTCTAATTCTATCTTTAGAAAGGGTACCCCCATTCATGTTAGAGGTGCTCTCATATATAATCATTTAGTAAGAAATAAAGAACTAGATAAAAAGTATCAATACATTCAGGAAGGGGATAAGATTAAGTTTCTCTATCTCAAAGAACCAAATCCTCTAGGTACACACGTTATTACTTTTCTAGAATCTTTACCCCCTGAGTTTAAAATACATGACTACGTGGATTACGATATGATGTTTCAGAAGTCGTTTCTCGAACCACTCAATTCTCTATTATGTTGTATTGGGTGGCAATTAAAAGAACAAGCAACCTTAGAAGGATTATTCGGATGAAACGGTATCTATTTTTAGTAGCTTTAGCTGCTGTTGTTATTACTGCACCGGCCCAAGCACAAAAAATGCCCCAGGGTGTAACGTATGATGCAAAAATTTTAAATGTAAATGATGGTGACACAATCGTGATTGCAGCGCCTTTTTTACCCGCCCCTCTTAAACCTCAACTTTCTGTAAGAATTTTTGGAGTTAATACACCTGAGAAAGGTCATAGAGCTCAGTGTCCTCAAGAAGCCCAAAGAGGTGAAATGGCAACCCAGTTTACAAAACAAATGGTGTCGCAAGGTCAAAAGTTTCAAGTTATTCTTTATGGGTGGGATAAGTTTGGTGGAAGAGTTTTGGGTGATGTTTTGGTAAACGGTCAAAGCGTAAGAATGTCACTTATTCAAAATGGTCTTGCAAGAGAATATTACGGTGATGCAAAGCAAAGTTGGTGCCAATAATATTGTTTTATGAGTTTGGTTATGTTATAATGAATGTTAATATTAGGAGATACTATGTCTGCATTACTTGATAAACTAAAAAAGAATTCAACTATCAAAGACACAGCTATTTTAGCTGATTCAAAATTCTTTAACGCTAAGGACCTTATCCAGACCTCGGTTCCAATGATTAATGTTGCACTATCGGGTAAACTGGATGGTGGTCTGACTCCCGGCTTAACGGTATTTGCTGGCCCGTCTAAGCATTTTAAAACTGCGTTTGCTTTGTTATTGGCAAAATCATACCTGGACAAATACGACGACGCTGTTGTTCTTTTTTACGATTCTGAGTTTGGCTCTCCTCAGTCTTATTTCGATTCGTTTGGTATCGATACTAAAAAAGTTGTACATACTCCGATCACTGATATTGAGCAACTTAAACACGATAGTATGGCTCAGCTTAACAATATTGAGCGTGGTGACCATGTTATTGTTATTGTGGACTCAGTTGGAAATCTAGCTTCACGTAAAGAAGTAGAAGATGCTTTAGATGGTAAGTCGGTAGCGGATATGTCTAGAGCCAAGCAACTTAAGTCTCTATTCCGTATGGTAACCCCTCACCTTACTCTTAAAGACATTCCTATGGTTGTTGTTAATCATACGTACAAAGAGATTGGAATGTTTCCTAAGGATATTGTTTCAGGGGGCACGGGTGTCTACTATTCTGCTGATAACATTTATATTATTGGTCGTCAACAAGAAAAAGACGGCTCTGAACTCACCGGATATAATTTTATTATAAATGTAGAAAAATCACGCCATGTTCGTGAGAAGTCTAAGATTCCTATCGAAGTTTCTTTTGAAGGTGGTATCAGTAAGTGGTCAGGTTTACTTGATGTAGCTATGAATGGTGAGTTTGTAATTAAGCCCTCTAACGGATGGTACTCACGTAAAGGTGAAAATGAAAAGTATCGAGCAAAAGACACCTATACTAAAGAATTCTGGCTACCTATCCTCTCTAATAAAGAGTTCCAAGACTATATTAATAAAACCTATCAAATATCAGGTTCTGACCTAATGGGTAAGGATATGAGTGAAGAGGATGTGGAGGCAGAATATGCGAGTGCTGAGGAATGACCTTTATAGAACCTGGTTTGCTGGAGATAAAGACTGGGGTTTTGAAGTAATTGACGGTGAGTACTCAGGTGTGGTGGTTCAGATTGAATCTATTGAATTTTCTAAAAAAGATGATGGTACTGTGGACCTTAACTTTCATGTAATAAACAAAGATAAATTTCCGGATCTTGATACCGGGTCTGACTTGTTTAATAAGAATGTTGAGCTTATAATTAATGATATTTTCAAGGAAGCCATCGACCATTATGAACAGACTAGAAATAACGATCCTCAGGAATTTGGTCAATAACGAAAACTTTATGCGTAAGGTACTGCCTTTTATTAAGGCAGACTATTTTACCGATAACACCGATCGATCTGTATTTAACCTTATTACAGAATTTGTAGAGAAGTATAATAAACCTCCTACGATCGAGGCGCTAGAAATTTCATTACAGAATTCTAACGTCAATGAAATTCAATATAAGGAATCTATTGACCTTATCAAAGGGCTAGGTATAAGAGAAGTACCCGACGAACAGTGGCTGCTGGATGAGACGGAAAAGTTTTGTAAAGATAAAGCTGTCTATAATGCCATCCTACAATCTATCGGTATTCTAGAGGGTAAGGACAAAGTTCATACCAAAGATGGAATACCCTCTTTACTACAGGAGGCTTTAGGTGTCTGCTTCGATTCTTCTGTTGGACACGATTATTTTGAAAATTCTAGCGATCGCTTTGATTTCTATAACCGTGTAGAGTCTAGGATTCCTTTTGATCTCGATTTGTTCAATAAAATTACAAATGGAGGGGTACCTAACAAGACACTTAATATTGCTTTGGCTGGTACTGGGGTAGGTAAATCTCTATTTATGTGCCACATGGCTGCTTCCTCTTTAGCACAGGGTAAGAATGTACTTTACGTAACGATGGAAATGGCTGAGGAGCGTATTGCTGAGCGTATTGACTCTAACTTGCTTAATATTGAGATAGGTGATCTTAAGAATCTACCAAAAGATATGTTTACTAAAAAGATGGAAAAACTTGGCAAACGTATCCATGGTAAGTTAATCATTAAAGAATATCCTACTGCGTCAGCTCACGTCGGGCATTTTAAAGCCCTTTTAAATGAACTTGCCTTAAAGCGTTCATTTAGACCAGAAATTATATTTATCGATTATCTCAATATCTGCGCATCTTCTAGATTCAAACCAGGTGGAAGTGTCAATTCATATACATATATTAAAGCCATAGCTGAAGAATTGCGCGGTCTTGCTGTAGAATTTAACGTACCTATCGTATCAGCTACTCAGACGACTAGAAGTGGATATTCTAATACGGATGTGGAGCTGACTGATACTTCCGAATCTTTCGGTCTACCTGCGACAGCTGACTTTATGTTCGCACTCATCAGTACAGAAGAGCTCGAGCAATTGAATCAGATTATGGTTAAGCAGTTAAAAAACCGCTATAATGATCCAACCTTTCATAAAAGGTTCATGATTGGTATTGACCGTGCCAAGATGAAGCTTTTTGATTTGGAGCAGTCCGCACAAAAAGACTTGGTAGACACAGGAATAACCCTGGATGAAGATAGTCTTGAGGACTTTAGTTTTTCCAAGCATTTCAAACCAAAAAAGGACTTCTCTTCCATTAAATTATAAATAGTAAAAAGGGAGGCTCCTATGTATCTTGCTAAGACAATAAACGAAGTTTTAGAATCCAAAAAAGACAGGTTAATAGGAAGATCTACACATTTTTACATTTGTGATGTTTTGAATAGAGCGTTTCGTAAAGTAGAATCTTTTAAATTTAAATACGAAACGTATGAAGATTTCGGAAAAGAAAATTTTTCCGTATCCGGAATATATGATCAAGAAACCAATAAAAAATACGTAATTTTAAATTTCGCTAAAACCTGTAAGACATTTACGTTAACACCAGACAACTGGAAAGAATTTAAATTTGCAGTTTCCCAGGTTTGTCAGCATGAAGCAATACATCAATGTCAATGGTCTATGGTCGCAGATCCAAGTTTAAGAGTAACCTCAGATAAGTTAGATTTTAGACAAAAACCGGACGCTAACGAAGATAAATTATACCTGGCCGATCCAGATGAAATAGATGCATACAGTCACGATATTGCAATGGAAATAAAATATTGTTACCCTAAAAAAGACCCATACGCTGTTCTACGAGATATAAACAAACATAGAAAACTTTGGTCTTATAATTATTATAAGAAAACATTTAAAAACGAAGATTGGTCAGAAATAAAGAATCGTCTACTTAAAAAAACCTATAAGTGGATCCCCTACGTACACGTTTAAGGAGCATTATGGAGTGGCTGAATTTAACAGAAATTATTTTACAACTAGCTGCATGTCTGGCGTGTTATTTGTGGGGTAAATCAGTTGGAATAGGGGATGCAATAGGTGTCTTACTACAAAAGAAAATAATAACAGAAAGAGACTTAGAAAAATTAAAAGAGTAACGCAACGGGGCGAAAGCCCCGTTATTTATGGTAGTTGCGTAACTTAAGTAACAGTTGCCTATTGGTCCAAAGTAGTGTATAATGTATACATTGAATAGGAGATTTGTTATGAAAGGTTCGATTCGATTTTTTCTGGGTTTACTAATTACTGTTGGTGCAGTAGGTACGCTTGATGTTGACCTGAATGCAAGTGTCGTAACAGCCTTCTATCTTTTGGCAGGACAAGGCCTGGGTGCGTAAATACCAAAAAAGTAGATTGCATACCGGTTTGTGTTTATAATTATGTTATTGTGATTAAGGAGCTATATTATGTCTTATTTTACAGTTGCCGGTGTTTCGGTTTGTAAAGGCGAGGTTAAGGTTCGTTTCTGTTCCGATCTTGTTCTACGTATTAAAAATCTTCAAAAGCAAGGTGATACTGATATTCAATTGGTTGAACTACCGCAACCTATGGATAAGTGGCACGCTTGTGAGTTCCTGTTGAACTCCGGTCAGTTTACTAAGTATGCTTTTGAGATTGTTGAAATTCAAGGTAAGAAGCTACCTAAAGCCACTAACAAGGTAGTTAGTGCGCCGAAAGTCGAGATTGACGAAGAATTCGAGTCTATTAAAGAACTCGCTGCTGCGTAAGGTTAACTACGACGATGCCGTACATCCCTGAAATTTATCGCAAGCCTTTGGTTGAAGGTAAGTTTGTACCGATTAGTGCAGGTGAATTAAATTTTGTGGTAACGTATCTTTGTGATAGATATTTGAAAGATGATCTAAGTTATAATAGAATTAATGAAGTTATCGGGGTTTTAGAGTGTTGTAAGACGGAGCTTTATCGTAGAATTGCCGCTCCCTACGAAGAT